AGCATACCGCTGTCCCTGCTTATCCCGAGCCATTGGGCGATGGACTTTCATGTAGATGCGTGATGCCATCTCCCCCGTGTCTTTCGGAGCAAATGACTTAGCATCTTCTAGTACAGGTTGCATAGCATACGCCATTGCCTTGCGCCAGATAGCGTCTGTCTTGGCTTTGCCAATTTCTTTGCCCAACTCATCCATCTGCTTGATGAGTTCTTCAAAGCCTTCCATTTTGAAAGTGACCGTCATCGCTTGAACCTTTCTGGCGAAAAGCCTTTTGCTTGTGCGATGTAGCCCAGCAGGGAATTGCTCACCTGCTCATCTTTAGTCGGCTCATTGTCTGGATTTTGCCAGTAGAGGTTAATCCACGGGAACAAGTCATTGGATTTGTACGCTGGTGTGCCTTGCGGACGAATGTAATTGAAAACACCAGCCGTCAGTGGGGCTATGGAGTCAAAGACCGCTCTGTTTCCAAGCATCCCGTCTGCGTACATGACCTGAATCTCCGTAAAAGTTTCCTCACTTATTTCACTGACTGACTTCTCCGTATGTCCATTGAAAATCAAGGCGGCGGTGACTTGCCTACGAAGACTTCTCCTTAGTTTTTTTTTGTAGTCTTGTAGTCAGGGGCAACTGCACCCTGAATAGCCGACACAATCTCCTTGACCACAAACTCAGGGAACTCAGCAACAATCTGCTCGTAGTTTTCAGTCACTGGTTCGTTAGTCTCAGACATCAGCAAGTGGAAATACTCTTCCACTTTCTGTTCTTCCATTGCTTGCAGTTGTGCAATTTGACGCAAAGATGTGCCATCGAATACGAGGTCATCATCCGTCATAACTACGGTCTGCTTTTTTTCATTGAGTGCTTTGAGAAAATCATCGCCACCTTCGGTAATGGTTTGCCGCATAGGGGCAGACAGCCGCTGGTAGATTTCTTCTACTTTCTCAGGGGTAGGGGCAAGAATACGAGCCGTGATTTCTTCCATCTGCTTTTTCAGAGGCACACGGACACGAAGGTCAAACCTGACCTCTCCAAGGTCAACCGTAATCTTGCGAATGGGCAACTCATCGCTGATTTGCTGGATGCCCTTGCCAAGTTTTTTGCTGATAGTCATTCTGCTGTTCCCTTCAATAGTTTTTGGAAGATGGCGTTGTTGAGCCGCACCACATAATCGACAACTTCTTCAGGCGACATCTTGTCGGCATGAATCTTGGCGATTTCGTAGGCAAGGTGAATCCCCGCAATGCGTTGTTGCGGGAACCCAAACCAATTCTTCTGACCCGTCTGTGCGAGGGTCACTAGATAGGAAAGCAGGTCATTGGTGTTTTGTATTGTCGTCATCGTGTGAAAAAGCCCCCGAAGGGGCTTCCTTTACGGGTTAGTAGACCAGCCGTAAGAGTTGCCACCAGTTGGGTGCAAAGTAAAGATGAACTTACCTTCTGCACTTGGCGACATATCCCACTGCATACCACCGACACGGGCGTTGAACGCATAGGCAACGGTGTTGGTGCCATCGTAAACAGCAATGACGTAGGTACGGATAGTCGTACCGCCATAGCCGTCTGCACGAATCTGAAGCATTGCCGCATCAGCAGGATTCCATGCCGCAGTGATGGTCAGTGAAGTGACTTGGTTCTGTGTGGTGATTTTTGCACCAGTGCGAGCACCAGCCACTGAGTAAGCGGCAAATGCGTCATCTGCACCAAAAGCAGGAATTGCCTCCACAGGAACCACATAACCAGCAGTACCAGTGCCACCAGCCGCAGTTCCAACAATGTCTGCTACTTGAGCAGTCCATGTTGCCAGTTGAGCGTCAGTCAAAGGCGTAGGGGTTACGTCATCCTGCATCCACAGTGTTGCGGAATATCCCGGCATGACTTTATTGATGAGTGCCATTTTTCGTTCCTTTCAAAAATGAGTTGGTCAATCGTGTCTTATGTCGGAATATCCAAAGTGCAGTCTAGGATAATTTGGTTAAGTCCGAGTTCATTGTCGTAGGTGTTGTAGAGCCAATCCACATCTACTTTCGATACAACGAACCCTGATACTCCACCAAACTGCCCTGAATACCCATGGAGTGATTGTAATATAGTGTTCGAAATAGAGAAAGCATCCTGCATGCTTTGGGCAAAAATGGAAACCTGAAAGACAGGTCTATCGATGCCCTTGTTGCTCTGGATTTGACCCGTATAGACGGGCTGGTGGACATTCCTCAACTGCCAAGTGAGGAATTTTGGCTGGGTGGCAAAGTTACGGTTAAATACCGCATAGACAGGGACAGGTGCCACTACAGTGGACAACTGAGCCTGTATTGCCTCCGCATAATCAACGGGATTCTGCTGTACGCTCATACTGGCACCACAGGGTCATTGCGGTAGCAGGTAAAGGTGGCTTTCTGACGGTCATTCGATTCCCGAACATCCGTGATTCGCCAATCCCTGTTTCGCCAAGTAATAGAGTATGCGTTTTGGTCATCCACCATCTGTTTGATGTTGGGTGTGTAGTTAAGGGTAATGCTCACCAAGTCAGTGTAAGCCCTATACCGCTCAGAAATCCGCAGACTGTTGGCAATGTCGTGAACCAGACCACGAGTCTCAAACCACGGCGTAATGGTCGTGGTCTGCTCACCGATGGCACTCACACCATTGGCGACATTGTTGATGGTGAGGTTCTCGTATCTGACGATTGCCATATCACATGACCAGCGGCTTGTACGGACGAAGCAACTGCGCCACACCAAACGGAATCTCTTTGAGGTTCATGTCGGTAGTGTTGGAGCGGTTGTTGTAAATGTGAGTCAACAGCATCAACCCTGCCTGTTTAATGACGGGGTACTGAGCAATGATGCTGGTGTTCTGGGTGTAGGTCACCACAATCGGGTTGACGATGTTCTGGTTCAGATTGTTTGGCAACTGGTTCAAGATGACTCGGTTGCCCGTTGGGTCATACGAATATGAGTTAGCCGCAAGCGTCACAGGCACAGTATTCGATGTGGTGTAGACCTCTACTTTGTTGATGGTCACACCAGTTGCACCAAGCCCCACTTCTGGCAAGTCAAGGAACCACTGAGTGTTGTAGACACCCAAGTTGGCGTAGTAAGTGCGCCATGTGGTCGGGAAGATTGCCATGCCAAGAAAATCCTCAATTGCCATACGGGTGGCAAGTTCGATGGACTCCAGATACTGGTCTTGGCTTTCGTCTTGAAACAGGTTGAGTTGCTGAGTGATTTCGTCCAGCGTCAGCCATGCCGTAGCCAAATCCCTCGAAACCTGCTCAATCTTGGCATAGTTGAAAGGGTTACGATTGCCCGCATAAAACGGAGCAAGCGTCATGTTTTCTACTGGCATGGGTCACCTCTTAGGCGGCAGATGCACGAACACCCGCAAACGGGTCACGGACAGTAGACACCAGCCGCTTTTCGCAGAACATGGTCACAAATCCGGGTGCGGTTTCCTCCATCATTTGGCAAGTCATTTCTTCCACATCTGCAATCGTCAGGAAGCATTCCCAGCAAGCAAGATAGATGGGGAAGGTATTGGACAGGTAGGAGTTTGGAATCACAGGCCAGCCAAAGATAGAGCCGACAGCACCGCCCTCTCCGGGTTCACCCAATTCCAAGAACAGCGGCAAGTTGTTGGTGTCCTTCAACTGACGCAAGGTCTGAATCATGGTCGGGGTCATGTGCCAAGCACAAGTGTTCCGTGCCCAATACTGAGCGGGAAGTGCATTGGCAATGTCTACGATTTTGTTGTAAGTTGCAGTCACACCGCCAAGAGACACAGTGGCAATGGTGTGGATGCCGTTGGTCATTGCCGCACCGCTAGTGCCGTATGCAGAGGTTGCACCAGACAGGTACATATCCAAACCACGCAAGCCTTCTGTTGCGCCTGTAATGGTTGTCGTGCTTCCAGATTGGTCATTGTTGGTTGCCATGGATGCACCTTCAACTTGTGCAAATTCCATCGCAAGGTCTTCAAGCAAACCAGCCTCTAGACCATTGATGTCGTCAAGGGCGGCAAGACGAACAGGCAACTGAGCCGTTACCACACGGGTGGGCAGTTGCCAAAAAGTGGTAGCCACATTGGGACTACCTGAGTTGGGTGTAAAAGTGTAGCCCCACGGGTTAGTCGAATTAGTGGCATTACCTGTCTTGGCAACAAAAGCCACTGCCGACATATCCGGTGCTTTGATGATTCGTGCACCCATACGCAAAGGGTTTGCAAGACGGGCACGGGCAAAGACATCATCGAAGTGAGTACGACCGCCGACATCCAGACCCGAACCCGTAAGGGTCGAAGCCTCACGCAGGTCAATCGTCACACGCTCACCAGTGAGTAGTGACTGTTTGATGCCTTCTAAAATTTTCTTTTCTGCGGTCATATCATTTCCTCTCGTTGAAGAGAGAGGGGCTTTCGCCCCCCTCGCTTAAGTTACGCACCAGTTGCAGTGGAGCGATAACGGATGATGCTGAACGGGTCTACCACGCTCGAGCACAAACGCTTCTCACCGTAGAAGGTGATAAATCCGGGTTGCGTTTGGTCATAGCGGCGCAAAACCATATTCAGACGGTCAACGATGGTGTGACCACGGCTGAAGTCACCGAAGTACATTGGGTACTGCGAAACAGTACCGGGAGATGCACCTGCGGCAATCGGGCTATCAACGTATGCGTTGACAACCACATCGTAGCCAAGCAACTTACCAACGATGCCCTCATACACCAGAGGAGACATACGCTCAAACACAGGGGTACCGTTGTCATCTTTCAGACCACGGATAGCCGCCAGCATCAGAGGCGAAACCAAGAACTTGTTGCCATTGCTCCAGTATTGCTGTGGCAGGCTGTGCAAGAACGTGATGATGTCTTCAAACGACACATTGTTTACCGAGCCAGCGGCGTTGGTAGTCAACTGGTCATAGGTGGCGAGGGAGTGCATACCGTCAGAGTTAGCAGTACCCGAAGAACCGAAAGCGGCTGTCGAGATAGTGCCACCAGTGTAAGAAGCATTCGCACCGGGATATGAATCCAGACCACGCAAACCATCAGTTGCACCAGTTGCAGTAGTGGTAGAACCTGCTTGGTCATTGTTGACAATCATGCTGGAGCCTTCAGCCTGACTGAATTCCACAAGCATGTCGTCAACCACATTGGCTTCCAAACCATCAATGTCGTCTAGAGCGGCAGTACGAATCGGGAACTGCACATTCAGGTCTTTGAGGTTCAACTGCCAAATGGAAGTCGATTCAGTGGTTGCCGCACCGTTGTTCTGAATGGCATAGCCCCAAGCGGGTCCAGCGTTGCCCGTCTTGGCTCTGAACTGATAGGTTGCACCATCAGTAGAGACATTGCGAGAAGTACCACGCAAGGGGTTAGCAAGACGCAGGCGGTGGAACACAGGGTCATACGCAGTACGACCACCAATGCCAGCACCAGAGCCAGTCAGCGCAGAGGCTTCCTTCATGTATGCGTCATACTGGTCAACAGATTCGAACACTTTGAGTTCGCTCTGCACACGACCATTGCCTTTGGCAAAGTTCTTCAGTTGCTCAGTGACCATACGGTTCACATCTGCACGAACAGTCTTTGCGGGTGCACGCATGATTTCGGGCACATTGATAGAAGCAACTTTTGCCTCAAGAGAATTGAACTTCTCTTCGATTTCTGCTTTTGCGGCATCAACCGAGGCGGTCACTTCCGATTTCATTTCTTCAATTTTGGAGAGATTGGATGCTTCGATTGCATCAACTTTCTCCAGTACTTTTTCGATACTCATTTTGCGATTCCTTTCTGAATGCGTTTGTCGAGTGCCTTTGCGAGTTCCCTTGCGGCAAGAGCCTCTAGGAGTGCATTGGCTTCCTGTGCCACCGCATCAGAATCACTCTGACTTGGCGTTTTATCAAGCGGCTTTGTGACTGCCTCACGCAAGTCAACTGCACGCTTGAAAACCAAAGATGCGGTGGTCGCATCCTTTCTTGATAGACCCGCCTCACGCAAGGTCTTCTCAACTGAGCGGACATTCAAATGCCCAGTGGCATCGAACATCTCAAGTTTTTGAATTTCGGCATCTGGGTTGTTCGGGTACATAACCACCGATACTTCACGCAGACCGCCTTTGGTAATTTGAAAATAAGCATCCTCAAAATCAAAATCCATGTCTTCAGGGTCAAGGATGTCGCCTTCAGTATTTACCCAGCACGCCTCTTCGGCGTATGCACCAACTGATACACCGCCGAACATATTGGGAGATTCTTTGAGGATTTGGTAGAGGTCATTACCGCCTACCGTATTGAGATAGAGCCGACCTTCGGCAGTCATGCCGTCATCATCGAACTCAAACTTTGTCCACTCGCCCATCGGCATACCGAGGTCATTGTGGTTTAAGAACATTGGCAGGGGCTTACCTGCTTCTTTGAATTCTTTTGCCCAATCTGCAAAACCTTCTGGCTGGTAATTGAACTTGCGCCCGTCAGCACCTTCACGGGCACCCCAAGTAGTCACTCGGGCTTCAATTCGTCCGCTTGGATTTTGTGCTTCGTTTGCGCCCTGCGCTAGTTTTACTTGCGCCTCGCATACCAGAGTCAGTTTTTTCATGTATCACCCCGTCTTGGATAGATTGATTGTCATGTCGTATCGTATGGGGCTTTTCTAATAGTGGAAGTTTAACACTAGGTTTCTTGACTTGTGAAGTCAAATGCGCTAGCGCCTTCTTTAGCAGGTTCATTTTAAGTGCTCCCGATATTCATGCGGCGAGTTTGATTGCCACCGCCGCCACCCGTGTCTTGCGGTGAACTTCCCGGTAGCGGCTCCTGAGGCTTGCCTCCAGCCTGCAACTCATCTGCCCCATCCATCTCAGGCATATTGAGGTACTCCCTCGCCTCGTTGGGAGTCATAATTCCTGCTTTTACCCCAGCAGATACGAAATTCATTTGGTCAAGCGGTGCACCCTTCAAGAAGTCTTTGGTATCAAACCTGACGCACAGATTGGGGTAGCCACGGAATAGGTGTTGCTTGAGTTTCTGCTCAATGTTAATGACCATCGGATACATGACGGTCTTGTAGAACTCATCCAGCATGGTCTGGGTATTGTTGTACTTCTGGTCTTCAATGCCCAGCATGGCAGGTGGCACACCAAACAGACCGCAGATACGCTTCATGGTCTGCACCTTCAAAGCCGCCGCCTCTGCATCTTGTAGGGTAAGCATATCGATGGGCGTGTACTTCATGCCTTGGTCAAGAAGCATACCCTGACCAGCCTTTGACGGGTCACTATTACGGGCACCCGTCATAGCATTCCAAGTCTCTTTGATGCGGGATGCTACTTCTTTGAACTTGGCATCAGGGATGACTTGGTCAGTAGTGAACATACCCGAGGGCTTTGCCCCGTTCTGCATAATGAAGTTGGCATAGATGTCGATGTCTTGGTCAAGGGCAACCAACTCTGAAGCAAGAATGCCTTTGTTGAAGCCTGACGAGCCTTGCCAAGCGGCTTCTTTGAGGTGCATGACTTGGTGGTAGTCGAGCGGCTCATCTTTTGAGAATCCGTAGGATGGGGTAGACAGACGGTATTGGGGATAACGAGTAGGGGTTAACACTACCGTAATCAGGGTAGAGTCAAGGTTATACATCTCAATCGGAGTCAGGTTCGGGTCTTTCTGGTCTTTCCTCCACCACAGAGTAAATGACTCCCCAGTAATATCCTGCCACATACACCACTGGTACCAGAACTCGTATTGGTTCTGGAAGTTGTTGGGGTTTTGGAGCAGATTCAATACCTGCTTTGCTTTGGCTTTGTCCCTTGCCCCGACAGACTCATCCCGCAATGCGTCAACGAATGTGCCGTCATCCTGCTTGGACATGATGCTCAAAGAACACTGCGCCAATGCCCGTGCTTTAGCCCCTACGCAAGCCATGACTGTGCTGTTACGGGTAAGTGCAGAAATGTCCAGCACCCGCCCTGCAACCGTTGTGCTTGAGGTAGTGACGTACAGCAACTGCTGGGCTGTCTGACCTTTGTTGGCGGTTCCATAGATGACTTGGTTACCCAACTGGAGTTGACCAAGCACCGTGTTGGCTTCATTTTGAGCCACACTTTTCCGCTTAAAAATGTCCAGAATCGCCATGTTTTACCCCACTTTTTTGATGATTCTACTCAGAAACTCCTAAAACCGAAAGAAGAATTCACAAAAGGATTGTCCAGCGAACAGTGCATTGCGATGATAAGTGCAATGATTCCGTCAACTTTTGCGGCTTTATCGGCTTCATTCTTCCTGACTTTAATGTTTCCATTCACATCTGTAAAGACCTCGCAGTTGCCCAACTGCCAGCCCACGAATGGATTGCCGTCATGACGAATTTGCTTGTTGAGAATCAATTTCTCCACAGTTTTCGATGGATTGTTTAGAACCGCCATGCCTTGTCCCACTTTCTTGACGGGCACCCCTGCCTCATACAAACGGGCAACCAATGAGGCGGCGTTATAGGCATCGTAACCCACCTCCTTGACCTGATACTTCTCCCACTCCCCACGAATGTACTCAAAGATTTCTCGGTCATCCATGACGTTGCCCTCAGTGAGGTGCAAGATACCTGACGATATTGCGGTGCGGAAAATGTCGAGGTAGTGCTTGGGAATCAGCCCCATGCTTTCTTCTGGCAGGAAGAACTTAAAGTCAGCCTCAAAGTCATTCTCCCCGTAGCGGCGCAGGGTGCAGACAGCGTTCAGGTCACGGGTGGCGGCAAGGTCAAAGCCAATAAACACCGCCTCTGGTTCAGGCTTGGATTCCTTACGAATACTTACAGGGTCATCCCAGTAGGCTCGGTCAATCCATGCGGCATTGGCAGAGACATAGAGGTTAAGGGTTTTGCAAAGAAACTCATTTAGGGCGGCAGGTTTGTGCCTTGCTTCCTCTGCCCTGCTTTGGATGGCATCCTCAAAGACAGAAATGCCGTGCATTGGGTTGACCTTCTTCCAAGTAGAAGGCTCCCGCCAATCGTCACCGGGGTCAGGGCGGTAAAGCAATCCAAACCATCTAGGGTTATCCCTAGCCTCTCCGTTGAGCATGGCTTCGTACATCGCCATGTCTTCGTAGAACTTGGTGTCCTTGGTAAATGATGCGGTGGTGATGTAGATACGGAGCGGGTTTTGCCGTGCTACCATACCTGAGTGGAGCACCTCGATTGAGTTGCGGTCTATAATTTGCGCCGCCTCATCCACAATGACGCAAGATGGGTTCTTACCGTCACCCGTTTTTTTGGTATCACGGGACAACGCTTTGAACATGGATTGCGTATCCCCTGCCTTAGTAATCTGATACTTGGACAGGGCAAAGTGACCAGCCATTGCTGACGGCATGGTTTCGACAAACCCTTTGGCGGCATCAAAGACAATGGTTGCTTGCTCACGGTTTGTTGCCAAGGTAAACACCTCAGCACCCGCCTCCCCGAACACCAACTCATAGAGGGCTATTACTGCCGTCAGGGTTGACTTACCTGCCTTGCGGGGAATGAATAGTATTACGTCAGTCACCATGCGTTTGGCATGGTCACGCTTTGACCGAAAGCCATATACCGCACAGATGAAGAATATCTGGAAGGGTTCTAGGATGACGGGTTCACCAGCCTGTGGTCCTTTGGTGTGCCGCAGGTTGGTGGCAAACTCAAGAATGTGCTGGGGGTAGTCAGGGTCAAACACCCACTCCCATTCTTGGTTCTCATACTGGTTAATGAACCGCTGGCAAGCCAACCGAATGTCTCGGTTGACGTTGATTTCGCCCTTCGCCACATCGATGGCATAACGGACACCCGTTTGCCAATCCATCTTATCCCTTTGGTCCACGCATCAGTTTTGCCAGTGGGGTGTCTTCTTCCATCTTTCCTGCCGACAGGCGGCTTCTTGGAGTTAGCCCGAGTTCATTCATCAGTTGGATGATGAGTGTGGTGGTCTTGTTGCGAATGGAAATGAGCGGGTTCGGTCCTGGCGTAGAGCCGTTGTTGTAGTTGATGATGAGTGTGTTCTTGCGAATGCTTCTGGTGCAGTGCACATAGGTGTCAATGTGGTCAGCAAGAATGGACAGCACATGCTTGTCTTGGTCATTGCCAATGCCATACACCTCAAACAGAAAAGCCGAAGTTTCCTCAATGAACTTGTCTTTGTCCCAAGCGTCAGGGTTGTCCATCCATTCGGCTTTGGGAATTCTTTTTCTAATACTCTGCGGCAACAAGACAGCCTTCTCCCCTCTGGGAGTTGTCCCGTCAATCAAATGCAACTCAGGCGGCTTCTTGTTCATGTCCTATGTCTCCAAAATTTTTGGAAATTTTTTCCCATGTCTCCAAATTTCTGGAATTTTTTTGTAATAGATTGAGGATAACTATTATACCCCCCCTGTGTCAACTTACTTTGTGGGGAATTGGGTACCCGCAC